AAATAATCGTATCATGACATCATATTATATCCCGAGCTTATAATCTTTTTTTGGAGAGGAATAAAAATGGCTTTTCAAGTATCACCAGGAGTTCAAGTCAAAGAGATTGACTTGACGAATGTGATTCCAGCGGTATCCACATCTATTGGTGGTTTTGCTGGCGCATTCAACTGGGGACCGGTTGAAGAGATTCGTACAGTTGGTTCTGAAAAGGAACTTGCTGCGGTCTTCGGCACCCCAGATAACGACACCGCGAAATACTTTCTAACAGCTGCTAGCTTTCTAACCTATGGCAATGCATTAAAAACTGTCCGCGCTTCGGCGACAGGTATGCTTAATGCTACTACAGGTTCAGCTGGTTTGTTAGTTAAAAATCGCGATCATTTAGACGACGTAACAACAACAGGCAACGAATGGATTGCAAAATATCCAGGCGTACTAGGAAATTCTCTTAAAGTTGAAGTATGTCCAGCTGATAGTGCAACATTTACGGGTTGGGCTTACGCATCAGAATTTGATGCAGCGCCTGGAACCTCTGATCACGCTTCTAATAGATCAGCCTTTAACGATGAACTACATATTGTAGTTATTGATGAAGACGGAAAATGGACTGGAACACCAAATACTGTTTTAGAAGTTTTCCCATTTGCTTCGCAAGCATCAGATGCTAAAAAGGCAGATGGAACTTCTAATTATTATAAAGATGTTATTAATAATAACTCAAACTATATTTGGTGGGGAGACCATCCTTCTTTATTAGAATGGGCTGGTAGAACTTCAGAAGTACAAGTGGCAGACGCAGCATCTGAGTTAACTCTTGATGGTGACTTTATGGATGGAATTACTGCAGCTATTATTTCTGAATCACTGCAATATGGTGTTGATAACAACGCTCCAACTGTTGGCGAACTTCAACTTGGCTTCGACCTATTTGAAGATGCAGAAACTGTTGATGTCAACCTACTATTCTCCGTACCAGGAGCAAATGGTGCCGATGACGTTACGTTAGCAAATGACCTACTAAGCATTGCAGCATCTCGTAAAGATGTTGTTGCATTTATTTCCCCTCCAATCGAGGATACAGTAGGAACATCTACACCAGCAGCTGATGTGAAAGCATTTGCTGATCAATTGACTTCAACGTCATATGGTGTAATTGATTCTACAGCACTTAAAGTATACGACAAATATAATGACGTATATCGCTGGATTCCAGCTGCTGGCCACATGGCTGGTCTTTGTGCAAATACTGACCAAGTAGCTGATGCATGGTTCTCACCTGCAGGCTTTACACGTGGTCAGATCTTGGGTATTACAAAGATTGCTTTCAATCCGAAGCAAGCTGATCGTGATACTCTTTATAAAGCACGTATTAACCCAATTGTTTCTTTCCCTGGTCAGGGCACTGTACTATATGGTGATAAGACTGCGCAATCTAAACCTTCCGCATTCGATCGCATCAACGTACGTCGCCTCTTTATCACCTTGGAAAAAGCAATTGCAACTGCTGCTAAATTCCAACTCTTTGAGTTCAACGACGAATTTACTCGTGCAATGTTCCGCAATATGGTAGAACCATTCCTGCGTGATGTTAAGGGTCGTCGTGGTATTACCGACTTTGCAGTTGTATGTGATGCAACGAACAACACTGGCGAAGTTGTAGATACTAACCGTTTTGTTGCGGATATCTACATCAAACCGGCTCGTTCTATTAACTTCATCACATTGAACTTCATCGCGACTCGTACCGGCGTTGAATTCTCTGAAATTATTGGTCAATAAGGAGAATAAACAATGGCTATCTTAGGCGTAGATGATTTCAAATCAAAGCTAGTTGGTGGTGGCGCACGTTCTAACCTTTTCAAGGTAGAAATGGGTTTCCCAGCTGGTATCGCAGGTGCAGCTGAATCTGAAGTTGGTGGCTTTTTAATTAAAGCAGCTCAACTTCCAGCTTCTGTAATTGCACCAATCACTGTTCCATTCCGTGGGCGTCAGCTTCAAATTGCGGGTGACCGTACTTTTGAACCTTGGACAATCACGGTATTGAATGACACAAACTTCCTATTGCGTGATGCATTTGAGAAATGGATGAACTACATTAATTCTCACAATGCTAACACAGGCGAAGTTACTCCATCAAACTATTTTGCTGATGCATCAGTTTATCAGCTAGATAAAGACGGTGCAGAAGTCAAAGGCTATACATTCAGAGGTCTATGGCCAACGAATGTAGCAGCAATTGATGTTTCATTCGACAACGAAAATGCTATCGAAGAGTTCACAGTTGAACTTCAAGTACAGTACTGGGAATCAAACACCACTACTTAATAGCATATAAATAATAGCAGAGGGGATAAAACCCCTCTGTTTATTATAACGTAGGAAGATTTAATGGCTGAATTATTTGGTTTCGAAATAAAGCGAAAAGAGCAAGATAAAGAAGATGCTAAAAAGCAATCTTTTGTTGCTCCATTAGAGGATGATGGTTCTAGTTACGTTCAAGCTGGCGGTGGCCACTTTGGCCAGTATGTTGACTTGTCTGGAACTGAAGGAGCTAAAAACGAAGCAGATCTAATCCGTCGTTATAGAGATATTGCGATGCATCCGGAATGTGATGCCGCGATTGAAGATAAAAGTGTC